ATAACCGGAGCACTGAGCGCCGTGGCTACTGTTTTAAATACGGGTAGTGACATTGCTTTTCCTCCTTACGATCCGGCCAGATGCTTACCCGGTGGCCGGGATGGGACCCGCCGGGTGCGGGAATGGGGGGGTTATTTTTGGTTCCGGTCGAGCTCGATACCGATCCCGGCGAAGTCTGTGTTCGCCTCGGTGGTAATACCGATCAAGGCATAATAGGATGTATCGATAGCCACAACTTCCACAGCACTGAATACTTTCTCGATATCGACGGCGGTGTCGGCGGTGTAGGATGTAGTTGTGATAGCTCCTATACTACTGTCGGTTACGTCCGAAACACCCTTGACCACCTTCCTGACATCCACATCAATAACAACTGCATTACCGGCTGATTCTACCTGTCCGACAATTCGGAATGACGGCAACTCTTCTCCGATAGTCAACCCGGTAAGAAGGATAAGGTATTGTTTGCCGGCGTTCGAAGCCGAGAGACGGAAAGTTCCGTCGGCTTCCTGGGTCCATTCGGAATCTATTTCATATCCTGAACTGAACATCGACGGCAAAGCGTCCTTAAGGCCGGTTATTGTAAAGTCACCGTTTACGGTCACTTGGGCGGTCGTGCCTTCGTCGGCGATAGTGAAAAACGTATTCGTTCCGTCAGTGGTGAATTTCGATCCACCATCGGTAATAACCTCATAGGAGTTCCCGCCGCCGATGACGGACCAAGTTGGATTATCACTAACCGTGGTGAAAGAATAATTATCGTCCTCATCACCATTAGCTTGAATGTAAACAGCCCCTTCATTGTTAAGGATAACCGCATGTCCTGCATCAAATTTTGTTAATGCAAGCACGCTATCGTCCTCGTCTAATAGAAATAAGGTGGGGCTATTTCCACTACCATTGTCCAATTGCATGTTGCCAGTAGACGTGATAGTCCCGGAATCCAATGTCCCGGTAGTGGTCAAGTTCTCATCCCCGAAAAGGATCTCCCCGCTGGACGAGAGGATGTTCAGGTTACAGGCACCGTCGGTGTCGATATAAACCTCGTCGGTGAGGCTGTCTACGACCAAATAGTCGTTCTCATCACTTTGGGTAATGAAATTAAACCGGCCCGTTGAGTACATGTTGAAATTACAGTCACCGACGGTTTTCAGTTGGGGAACGCCAGTATTGGTTGACCCCTCAAGATAATCGTCGGCATCGCCACTGAACTTAAAATTAATAACTCCCTCATTATTAACAATGTTCGCCCCGCCGGCGTCAAGCTTTTGGAGAACAAGAGTAAAATCTCCAGCATCTATCAAAGCCAAAGTGGGGCTATCAGTTACACCATCGTCTAAAGCAGTAGATCCCGCAACTTTCAATGTCCCGTCAAGGGTTACGGCTCCATCTACTTCTAAAATTCCCTCGACATAAGCATCTTCACCGTTGATGGTTTGGCCGGGAGTTCCGTTACCAATCTTCAAGGAACCGACAAGGATATTAAGTCCGTCAGCCGCTGCGGTGGTAACCGACAGATACCCGGAATCAGCTTTCGTAAAGACTGCCGTTTCGTCGGTCCCGTCAACAAAGGTCAACGAGGGGCTGGCCCCGCTACCATCGTCCAGGGTGATATCGCCAGAAGTTGTCAGGGCGCCGGTCATCCCGATTACACCTACCGCCGAGAGGGTCAACACCTCAACGGCAGACCCGGTGGACCAACTGACAAAATCAAGACCTCCGTCCGTGGCGTCGAATATAAGTTGGAAATTATCTTCGTCATCGTCGCCGTTGTCAGTCTGAAGCTGAAGAATGGCGTCTTTCGCTTCACCGCCCTGGATATAGAGTTTCATATCCTCCGCGAATTTCATTTTAAACCGATAGTACGCGTTTGACCCAGGCATATCGATGGTCTTGATCGGAGCTGCTAAACATGCTACCCCGGCAAAAACCAGAATAGCGCAAACCACAACAAGAAATTTGCTTTTCATTTTGCACTAACCTCCTTCTGTATCCCAAGATTTTTAACCGGGGATATGGTTAGGTGACGGACCCGAGTATGAACCCGGACCCGCCACCGTGACCAATTATGCGTTATCAGACTCCAGGACGAATCTTGGAGATCATACGCCATTCGAGACCGAAACCACAGAAGTACATGCCGTCTGCGGCGGCGAACTCGGCTTTGGTATGCACGTCGTAATCCCGCTCGACGCGGATACCGTTGATGATCTTGCCACTGGTCTTGGAATTCTTCTTGTAAACGTCCACGAAGATGAAATGTTTCCGGAGCATCTTCAGGTTCGCGAAGTAGTAATCTACGGTACTGAACTGATCCAGTTCCGGGATGACCACGACTTTCACGTCCCTGAGAATGTTGGTCGTGTTAGAGAGCTCATGGGCTATCTTTTCGGACTTCATGATCTCTTCGGCATCGTCAGCCAGAGACAACGGCACGATCAGCGTGTTGGGCTGAACCTTCTGGAGCTGGTTCCGATCGTTTTTGTACAGCGCCATCTGCCGGCGGATGTACTTCACGTTGTCCGGGCTGAGGGTCATGTCGGAACCGACGTTCGTGGTCGTGAATAGGTTACTCTGTGTCGGGCAACCAACGATATCAGCCAGCACGTGAGACGCACTGAACGGAGCCACACCGTCAAAACCGGTCAGGTCCCGACCATCGGGATGCGTGGTCGTGTGACCGTACCCGAGGAACGCCATGACGAAATATTCCTTGGCATCCTCGACGGACATGATAAGGTTCTCAGCACGGTCATTGATGACCTGGAACTGCTGGAACTGCCACAGTTTGTACTCGTACGGAACGCCCTGCGAAACCCATTTTATCAAATGCTGTTTCGATCCGCGCTCGTAGAGCTGGTCTTCGTTGACGCGCCCCTTATGGTCAGGCGCCATCGGGAGCTGAGTTGAACCGGAAATGTCGATCGTTTCCGACTTTCCATCATACGGATACGGGCCCGCGATCGTATTGATCTGGGAGGGATACGCCTCGGTAGTCTCGGTATGATACTTATCCGTAATCTTTGAAACCAGGTTAGCGAACTGTGATATTCTCATTACCATGGTGCGTCACCCCTTCCTAGGCGTACAACGCCGACAGGCAGTTGTTGTAATGGTTGGTCAACCGGAGTTTCACGAGTTTGCCAGCGACAACATTGTCGAACGGATCGTTAAGTGCATTCACGCCGGTAATGGTAAACAGGTCCGAGCCGGTGGCTATATTAAGCTGGACCATGCAGCCCTCGTCGTCTGTGGTGCCGTTCACGTAGTACAGACCCATGTTCGGGTTGTACCGGATGTTCTTGCCGACAGATATGATCTTTGCCGTATCGGTCGAGGCGTAGGCCAACGGAGTGATGGTCGCAAAAGTCAACGTACCCGCGCCGTCATCGTCGGTAATGGTCTGCTGTGAACCGATCAGAGCGTCACCGGAGTTATTGGCTACAGACTCGATAACCATACCGATAAAGGAATCGACCTGAGTGCTGTCCAGGCTATCATCAACGAAAGTAGTGCTCCCGCCGCCAGTGGCGATAAGCGCGGTCTCGTTCTCGATCTCGGCGATAAGCGCCCAGAACTCGGCGAATGGGTTAGCGAATACCCGGATCGTACCGGCTGGCGAAGCCGTGGTTTTAGCTTCAGCGGATATACACGTAATACCACCGGAATAAGCAACGGCGCCTACCGGTATCCACCCAGGGTCGCCGCTGGACTTATCATACTTCAATACCTCGCCATCCTGGATCGCAATCCCGCCCTGATATTCCACGTCTTCTAAGTGGTACTCATGGAGCGGAGTTCCATTGGCGATCATAAACTTTGCCATAATTCTCTACCTCCTTGGATCTTTGCCGGTGGGGTCCGGTGCTTCACAATACTTGTTCCCACATACGGCCTGACCGTTTTTATTAACTAACCTACACCGCCAACAGGACCGGTATCCGTCCATTTCGAAGGGAGGGGGAGAATGTCTAGCAGGATGCGCGTCTTCCATACTTCCGACAATGTTGTCGTGTTTCAGACTAACTATCAGGTCTGTTCGGCTACGCCGTCCCATTTTGCAAAATCCGCCTCGTCCTTAAAAAGTGTACCGATCGTTGACTTCAGTTCATCCGGGACAGCGTTCTCTTTTTTCTTTCGAGTCCGGCCGCCACGGTTTTCATTACCGAGTTTAACGGGCGGCGGCGGTTCCGGGGTCTCGTCCGTGCCGGCAGAGCTGGTATCGTAACCGCCTGCTCCGTTGTCGGCCGGTTCAGTATCCTCGTAATCGTCGCCATCCAGTTCTTTTCGTAAGTTGCGGGAAATTGTCTCCCGAATTTCTTTCTTGTTCGACAGTTCAAAAGCGTCTTCCAGGGAGAGATTCGTTCGGGTCCGACGGAGAGCCGCGGCCCGTTCAAGGCCTTTGTCTACTTCCTCCTGGGTCCACCCATCGTCCTTCATGGACTTTGTGATGGTTCCCGTTGCTTTGTCTTTGAATACCGACCCGAGCATGCGCTTCATTTCGCCTCTCTCTTTTGCGCCGTCTGCGAGTTCCTTCCGTAACGCCTTGACGGTATCGCTGTCGTCCTGTCCGGCACCGTCACCATCATCGGTTCCGCTTGCTGCGGTGCCGGCGGTGATGCCGTGGTAATCCATGAGCCGTCTCGTAACTTTGTCGGAATCGGCGGTGTAATCGGCGATAAGCCCTAACCATTCAGGAGTAACGGACTCATACTTAGCTGCCGCCCGTGCTTCGCCTTTTGTTTCCGCTTTTCCGGTTTCCCGGGCAACTATCCGGTTGAGTTCCTGTTGCTGTTCTGGTGTAAATGTTACGTCTGCCATCTTCTTGCTCCACCTTTCGATTCCCCGGTGTCGGGGTATATCCCGTTAAGGACGGGTGACCTCGATCATGGTGCTTGAGTTTCGATTCCTGCTGCCTGCTTGCCTAGATTCTTTGCTCCTAATCCACCTCCCCGTTCAAGTTGGTTCTGGACCTGTTCAAGTTCCGCGTTCTTTGCTGCATCTGCCGCTTCCTTGGTGGCCCGTTTTATTGCCTCTTGTTTGTACCCTTCCGGTAAGCTGGACATTTCAATTGCCGTGATCTTATCAATAATCCCGGCCTGGAAGTACAGGAACATCTGCTGTTCACGTTGCTGCTTGTTGAACGGCAGGGACGTATCCGGTATCAATTCCACGTCGTACAGTCCGAAAGAGGTTAAGTCAACTTCAAAGTTAGCTTCGATAACACTGTCGTCGGCACCGAGGTAAGTTTCCCCGGGTACGACGTTTACGAAATTTCCGTAATCCTTTAATCCTGCTTTGTCGGCGGCATCGGCGGCTGTCTTCGCAAATTCACTGTACTCCTTGAACTCGAGCATGGCCTCGGCGGCTTCGGGACCGACGATACGTACCAGTTGTTTTGTGCTGTAATATTTTGCGAAGAAGAATGAGGCGATAAGCGCGGTCCGGTAAATGGCTTCTTCCGGACCCTCGGACCACATACGGAGATTCCCCTCCGCCTGACCGATCAAGGTTCTCAGCGCCGAGTTAGCTTCGACCCCGCCGGCATCGCCACGGGTGACGGCCTCCATACCCACGTTCGCGTCCATCATGGACAGTATCAAACCCTGGAACCCGGGAGTGTACGCCGGTATCTCAGGGGGCGGTTTGTTCTCGATCTTGGTCCCCTGCTGGACGTAGTAGAAGAGCCCGGGCCCGTTCTCAGATTCTTCCACACCCTGTGGACTGCCGGTCACTACGGTCTGCGGGCAGCCAGTCAGGTTGAAGATATCGGCGGTAGTGGACAGCACGTCGTTGAACGCATCCTGTAGGGTGTCTATCTGGCGGTTCAGCACGACACCCGGGATCTGGCGGGTCCGTTTAACGGTGACGATATCAACGAACGGCCACCGGATACCTATCTGCGACCAGTCGTCCTTTACCGGGTAATCCTCTAGTATCCGGCCAGAGGTGCAAACGGACACGCGACCGTTTGGGTACTTCATCTGTTTCTCTTTTTTCTTTTTCGGTTTACGGGTCTTCGGGTCAATTACCTCTACACCGAGTTCATCCAGCACCGGGACGTCTATCGTTTCTTCGGTATCGTCCAGGTACCAACACTCGTTTACCGTTATCCGGCCGTGACCGTCGTCGGTCTGCATGGTACCGGCGCTGGTGTACTCCCGGTCTTCCCAACTCTCGTCCATGACGTCACCGTGATCATCGGCACTCTGAGCGGCCCAGGTGTTACGGTCATTGGCCTGTTCCGTCTTCCTGGTTGAGATATGCTTGGTTACGGCTTTGGACTTGAGTTCGGACTTGACGAGACCGTATTTCCGCTTAATGTCTGATTCGTTGATTTCGTAAATACAATGACACCGGTCGGACTTATCGATACTGTGGACACCGTCCTGGGCTACGAAGTTCAGTGCTCCCAGGTCAACTATCTCGGCTTTGCCGGTTTCCTCGTTCATGATGATCTTCCAGAAAGAGGCGCCGCCGTGGTTGTTATCGTCAACGGCTTCCTTGAGAAGTTTCTGCATGTTGTTTTCTTTTACGAACTGTTTCCAAACCTCGTTCATTATCCGGCCAATGAACCGCCGTTGCCTGATACCTTTCGGCTGCATGGTAACGGTGGGACGGCCTTCAGTGAGTTTGGATTTTAACCGTTCGGCGTAGATGAACCACAGGTTTGCCCGGACATCGGATGACCATTCTTCGTTGAGGACACGTTCCTGCTCGTTGAGGTACATGGAGAGGGAATCGTCGTAAATGCTTTCGTCTACGGAGTTGGTGCCACCGACATCGAACTCGTACCATGTATGGATTTTGTCGAGTTGTTCTGCTTCTTCTTCGACTGTCCATCGGGTCCGTATTCGATCTGCCATTGTGTCTCCTTACGGCATCGGCTGGCTTGGCGGGGTAATGAGCCTTTTCCCGGCACGAGCGGCTTTACGTTCCGCTTTGGTTTCTGTTTTCTGAGCCGAAGTAGGCTTTTTCGGAGCGACGACCGTGACCCTACTGCCAAGATAACACCCGAAAATAAAGCACATCCCGTGAATTAAAACTTGGATAAGATTCTGTCCGGCTTCGGCGGCGGCGTGTTCGATCATGTATTTTACCCTCCACTATAAAAATACTGTGGATTTTCTCTACAGTCAAGGGTAAAGTGTGGAAAAAGTGGTACAGGTGGGGAAATTATCTACGGCGGCGTGCGGCTTTTACGGAGACTTTGTGCCGGTATTTCTTCTTGCCCTGGCCGCCTGAACCTTTTTGCATACCCGCCATCCGGCCCCGGTCAATGAAGTACGGGCGGGCGGCTTCGATCATCTTCCACGCATCGGTCAAGTGGGCCAAAGATTCTACCTCGTTCTTTGACGGGTCGTTATCATCGGACCTGCGTTTCTGGTCTTTGAAGGTCAGGTTCTGGATGGAATGCTTGAGTTGCATACACCGGTCCATGATAAGTATCCCGGGCCCACAGTACGGCCCCGGCTTCAGGATACCGGACTTCACGAACCATGAATCGCTCGGAATATTCAATTCGATATCAAGCGCCCGGTTCTTGCACAGTTCACGGTGCGCGTCCACGGACCCGGGGAAAACTTCGTAGTACGTGAAGTTTGGGTACTTGGCGTCGGCAAACATTTCACCGTAACTTTTCCCTGTCTTGTTATCAGGCTTGTTGCACCAGTGGTCGAGGATCTTCCTGTCCGGAGTCCGACAACCATGAAACTTTTCCAGTTCCCGGGCAATGATAAGTTTAGCGAACGGGCCGAGGATCATTTTCGATTCGTACAGTTCGTCAAAAATTACCGGTAGCCCTTCCGGCCCGATCATGTAGTACAGTCCGGCCCACGGAGCGCGAGGGTGCGGGTCAATGGCTACTATCTGCGTCCAGCTCGGGTCAACGTCCCGTGACGGGATGAAATAGTCCGGCAGGCGGTTAGCCATCGTTTCCCAAACCAACCGGGACAGATGGTGTGGTGTTCCGTACCGGCGGGTCTCCCGTTCATCTTCCGGCATCCGGGAAAGAAAGTCATCGATCTCTTCTGCGGTCTGATACCGGTTATCGTCCATCGACGGTTTGATACAGTAGGTCTTCCCGTCCGGACGGTCTCCGATGTTTGACTTGTCGATAAATTCACGTTTCGTCCACGCAGCCAACACCAGCGGCGTACCCACGAATATGAACCGGCCCCGCCGGGCAAGCAGTCCACGGTGGATAGACGAATACTTACGTTCCTGAAACGGTTCATCGAACACGAACAGGTCCGACCACCAGCCCTCGAACGAGCTCACGTCCATCTTGTCGGAGAGGATGAAGAGTTCGGACCCGGTTTTCAGGTACTTGAAATAAGTATCGATTACCTGTTTACGTTTCGATTTCTTCCAGATACGAGGGTTATCAAACTGAGGGAACCAGTCCTCCATCATCGGAATCCACACGTCGCCACCGATGTCTTTGAAGTCCGACACGCCGAGATGGATTTTAGCCGGTTGCGGGATGCGGAGCTGTTTCGGGTACATCGGCGGGTAGTTCCCGGTCAGGCCCCAATAGATCTCCATCAGCGCCGCCAGGGTCTTCCCGATCTTGTTCCCGCCGATCATGGCCCGGACCTTTTCGAACGCCTGGTGGAAGTCGTGCTGATACCATTGCCAGATGTAGAGGACGGCACGGGCTTCCTGATACATCCTGTATATTTCCCGGATGGCGGCCATGGTGGTCTTGGCCCGGGCCGGATCGAGCAGGAGGGCTTCATGGTTCTTCTTCAGGTTCTCGGCGATACCAGAGTCTTCAAGGTAGGTTTGGAAATTATACAATTACGCTGAATCCTTCCGTTTCGTTTCCTTCGCCTTTTTAAGTATAACCCCAACTTCATCAAATGTCAGGCCTTTGTCAATAAACCGCATCCCGATCTGGACCCCGGTTCCGGGTGCGTTACGTGCCTTAACCACCTGTACCGTAGTATCAAACAGCATTTCCATTTCCCCACCACACGGGGGTTTAATCGTCCCCTTGGTATCGTCGTGCCGTTTGATCGTGATCACCGTTTTAGTGAACCGTTCATACGCGGCGCCGCCGGCCATGTTCCCGAGTTGTGCGTCCCCGCCCTTCTCCGGGTGCGTGACCACGATGATACTGCCACCGTAGGATACGGCCAGCTTTTCCGCCGCGTCAAGAAACTCGTCGTCGGCTTCCCACGGTTTCTTATTCCGTTTCGCTTTTGTTATCGGGTCCACCCACACGATCCGGTACCCTTCTTTGAACCGGTCCTCCATCCACACTAGCACGTCGTCCAGGTTCCGTTCCTTGATGGCGATAAACATACTCTTTGAAAACCGCTCGATCTCTTGCGAGTATTTTAACCGGTCGGCACGGACTTCGGATATGTGTTCCAGTATCCACTTCATGTTCGTGTACCCGGACTTCCCTGTCTTCTGTGCCAGGAAGCGGTTGACGTAGAACTCGATATCTTCCTCGAACTGGAGTCCCGCTGACTTCACGCCGCTGTCGATCCAATGGGAATGATTCTGCTGCAGGAACAGGCTTTTGGACGTCCCGGGTCCGCCGGTCAGGACGGTCAGTGACCCGGGAAGGTTAGCTTGCGTGAAGTACGTCAGTTGGTCGTGGAGCCACGGCACGCAGTAGTATGTTCCGTTGGCTATCGCGTCGTACCGGTCGTCCATCTTTTTGAGGATACCCGTGCTCTGTGCCGACCGCAGTATCCGCACCACGTCGTCCACCCCGGCGCCGTCCCGCACGTAATCGGCCACGTCGTACCCGCTCGGTGCCGTCGGTGCCAGGGGCCGGATATCGACCACGGACACCCGTGCCGGTGGGGTCAGTCCCGTGAGGATGGTTTCGACGTCTTTGGCGTACTGTCTGCCGGGACCGTCGTTGTCGGGCCAGATCGTGACGTCTTTCCCGGCGAGTGGAGACCAATTACTTTTTGCAGCCGCGCTGGCACCGTCGGTCGAACACGTTGCCGGAATATCCAAAGCGGAAAGTACCTCAACACATTTCTCACCTTCAACCACCACCACTTTCTTGTGACCGGATAGTCCCGGCAGATTATAAAGTATCCTCGGTGCCGGGGGTTCGCCTTTCACAAACCCGCCCGTGACCGGCTTGAATGAAGCGTAACTCTTTGCCCCGGCACGGGTCAGATACCGGAACCGCACGAACCGGAGCGTACCGTCCTCGGTCTTGTAAGCGTGCTCACCCGTGATCGTGCCCTTGATAGCCTCGCGGACCGCCAAGGGAGTCCGATACAGTTTCATTCCCGGCGTGTCCGCTACCGGGTTCATCAACTCCGCTACGGGGGTACCTGTCCGCCGGGACCGGAGATCAAGGTAGTCCCCGTGCACGCCGCATTCGGTATTGAAGCACGTGTACCTCCACGACCCGTCTTCACCCTGCTTGATGGCACCGGCCGGGGTCTTGGTGTTCTCGTGGAACGGACAGTAGACTTTCAGGCCGTCTACCCGGCCGCCGGCACGTTCAAGCTCGGAGGTTAGTTCTCCTGGGTCTCTTCTTTTTTCATCCACAGTATTTTCCACCATATCTTAATCCGTATCCACACGGGATAATGCTTGAACCGTCCACAGTGAGAGTAAAAAGGTAGCGGCGGAAAGACCGACACGACACCCATGATGACCTCCCGTGTAAGCGGGTTCTGCTTCGGAGACGGAACAATATACGGCGGGACCGCATGGCACGAGCCGGTGTCGGTTTCCTCTACCCGGAACCAATGGACACAGTTACCGCAAGGACGCTTACTCATATTATTTCCTCCAATGGAAAGTTTTCAACAACGCTAAGAACATCTTCAAACTCTTCAAACTGACCGGTCTTGCTGATAATTTTACAGCACGCCTTCATGTGGCTGTCGATAGGAGTGTCGGCCGAGATCAGGATACAGTACCGAACATTCTGTGAGGCCGAGTGTAACTTCTTGATAGTTGCTAATGATGGAACACTTCTCTTATTCCATACGGTCTGTGCCTCGATTTCTTCGGACACTTCGTGCCACCCACTGTTCGGTCGGATATCGCATTCGTCACCACGACAACCGAACCGGACGTAATCCTGATCAGTAGTAATCAGTTTTTCCTCCCATGCTGGTCCGCCACAAAACGGACACGGTTCTAATTTTTCTTCTGGCATACTACCCCTCCTTTTTAAACCTGGAGCGGGACTTGAACCCGCGACCTCCGTTGCCCTGTATACGGGCCGGCGCTCTCCCAACTGAGCTATCCAGGAACCATTCTACCTACCCGTGAATCTCCGCCTGCTCCGCCGTGTCCTCCATGGTCGGGAACGTCCCCTGAACCACCGGGATAACCTCGGTATCGACACGATATTCCGCTTTCACGGACTCGTTCGTGCGTATCCTCCATGCATTGACCGTGAGTTTCTTTTCACAGCACGGACAGATTACGTCGACGGATACCGTTGCTTTAGGTTTCTTTTTCTGCTTTGCTTCCTGCATCTTCAACCCCTCCTTTCTTCACCGGGACTTCCTGAACGGGTTCCCGTTTAATGCACCGGTAGTACGTGTCGAACATGAGCACGTACACTTTCCTCAACAGCCCGAGCCGTTCGACCCGGAGTTCCTGCCGTTCGCCCGGGTTCTTTTCCGCGTACTCCTGGTGATTATTGATCCGGGTCCACTGGTTCTGGATCTTTAGCCGTTCCGGTTCCGTGATCTGCGGATGGTTCATGACGAACTCGGCCATTTCGTAACTGAGCTGTTCGATGGTTTTACGCGGGGCCGGTTTCGGGACGTTATTTGCTGGTTTCATGGGTGGTCACCTCCTTTCACGTTTCAAAATAGTGTTAATTCAGGTTCTGCCACTACATAAACTGCGGTTGATATTTCCAGTCTCCTAATGGCGGACATTAACATCTTGCATTCGGCCCGCTTATTTGACTTCTGGATGGCTGCCTGGACAACTATCCTGACGTACCGGTCGATACGTATTAACCCCCATCCGTCGGGCAGGTCGTCGGGGCCGATGTTTATCCCCGCCGGGGCGGCAAAGTACCGCTTGTCTCCCATGCCCATTTCTTCGTACCGTCGAAAAATCTTTTTCTTGTCGGCCAGGAAGTCCGAGCGACTGGTTTTGCACTCGATCAGGATCGACGCGGCGGCGCCACGCCAGGCAATAACGTCCGGCGTTTCTCTGTTGGCCGTCGATAACTCGGACATAACGACCGTCATTCTCTTGGTGTTTTTAAGCCAGATGGACATCCGGCGTACAAGTTGTTTGTGAGTCAACACCGTCATACCTGCGGTCCCTTCTGAACGTGAGTTTGTGGTGACGACGAGTCCGGCACCAGTTCAACATCGTAATCCTCCTTGAGTGTCCTTCCCGTGAAACTAAACAACGAGCACGACGTACAAGCCCGTATCTCTTCGGTGACGACACCTTCCCGGGTGAACGACGTCACGAACCCGTACACCCGGCGGGTCCGGCAGCAAGGGGACGGGGCCGGGACGGTCATGCGGCTATCCTCCGGCCTATCCACTCCATCACGCTCCGGGCCATTGAGTTCCCGAGCGAACGATACCGGTGTCCGTCGGGGCATATCTGATCAGGGTATCTTGGTCTGCCGTAGGGGATGTTGGTGTAGTTGTCCTGGAAGCCAAAGGCTCTCTCTTCTTCTAGGGGCGTAAGTAACCGAGCGGTATCAGCTTCGATGTCGATAAGTACATTATTTTTCGACGAACGGCCATAAGTTCTAAGACCCGTATCGCAACAGAAGAGAGTTCTTGCCCGTATCTTCGCAATATTCCCCGGCAAGTCTTTGAGCTCAAAAAGAATCTCGGATGGATTGGCCCCGTTTCGAGGACATGAGATAACAAACACTCTTCGGCGTCGTTGGGCGAGTCCGAAAAATTGAGCGTTGAGAACTCTCCAGGCGGCGGTTCTAGTTGGTCCAGCAACCATACCCGAGTCAGTCCACCGTCCTCGTTCAAGTGGTGACACGAGTGGGGTATCCGATCCCACGAGTCCAGCGAGCAGACATCCGAAAGCGTTGGTTTTGTCCGACAGGACTCCAGGCACGTTTTCCCAAACAATGAAATCTGGTCTGACATCGTTGCACACCTCCACAAATTTTAGCGTTAAGTTTCCTCGATCGTCGTCCAGTCCTCCACGTAAGCCGGCGATACTGAAACTCTGGCACGGTGTACCACCGATAACTACGTCGGCCTTGCCGCTGTACTGCTTCCAGTCAAAGGTCATCATATCGCCCACGTTCGGCACGTCCGGATAGTGATGCGCGAGCACGGCACAGGGGAACGGTTCGATCTCGGAGAAACATACCGCTTCCCAGCCGAGCGGCGCCCAGGCTTGCGTGGCCGCTTCTATTCCGGAACAGACCGAGATGTATTTCACTGCCCGCCCGCTTTCTGTTCCGCGATCCATGCTTGCATCTTATCCAACTCCGGATCGTCCCGGTCCATCCCGTCGTCTTCCGGTTCCTCCGCGGCAGACGGTTTAGATACCTCGTCCTCCCACCGCCGATCCGTGAGCCATCCCTGCAACATCTTCGGTGTCCGATCTTTGGCTATCTGTTCCGGACGGATGTCGGCCTCCGCTTTCGCGGCCGGGAGAATCTCATCATCAAAAAGCTGTCCACTGTACCCTGGGATATTCAGGAACGCATCCGCAGCGTCGGCCTTGCCTTTTTTGTAGTTGAACGCGCTCCATAGGTTTTCGAAATCGGCCAACTGCGAACCGGTCATTTTCTTTTTCTTGGCGGTCATGTAAAACTTGGTCTCCGGGACGACTGGTTTTGGTTTCCCTTGCATCCCTTCCGTACCTTTACCTTTACCTTTACCTTTACCTACAGCAAACTCGTTTCCTGTATTTAATTCCCGGGACTTCCCAGTAATTACAGGTAAACCGTCGAGTCCCCTTTGTTTATCCGGTAATTGACTCGCTGCTTCTTTGGGGTGTATGCTCTGGTGCCGTGTGAATGTTTTTACCTCGATTACTGCGATTCCGTCCCCTTCGTACACTTCGATGAAGTCATTTTGCAGTAATTCGTCCAGCATCGCAGTCACGTCAACCTGCTCGTAAGGGAAGATTTGAGCCCGGATTCTGACCGGTCGATATTCAATTCTGCCCTCCCGGTCAGCCAACATTAAGAGACCGATAAATAACAGCCGGGTATGTGGGGTACAGGTGGAAAGAATCTCGTTCAAAAAGAATCCCGGTTTAACTATCCTGTTCTTCATTATTAGGTTCTCCAAATTTTACAAGATCCGATTTTAATATCCGCCACTGGCGACCAAAGCGAGTTGCTTTCAGGGTCCCGGCCTTTAGCCACCTATAGATCGTTATGATCGAAATATCCAGGTATTTGGCTACATCTTCCGGGGTTAAGAGTTTTTCTTCCATCGGGTTGCACCTCCTGACCATGAGTATACATAACCTATCATTACCTGTCAATAGGTATTTTACCTTTTTTTTAAAAAATAGACCCGAGGCCACAGCACCGTGGGAACGGGTTCGGAACGTTTTTTCCCGTGCGGTTAGGGGCGGGTGGGTCCCATCCTAACCGGCCACCGTCAAAAGCGGACACCCCCCAGGGGTACCCCCTCGGGTAGTAGGCCACGGGTCCGATGCTCCCACCCCAGGTAGCCGGGCAAACGGGCAGAATACGACCCCAGGCACCTACACATCGGATAGGAAGCCACGGCACCGCACGGCACCGCAGCAGGAGATCCCACCCCAGGCACAATACACTTCCATCCCGGGAAGGGGGTATGATGGTCAAATGGCGGGTTTGAGGTCGTAAACCCTAATATACGCGTCCTATATAGATAGAGCATGAGAAAGACGGGTCTCGAAGGGGTAACTTACTCCACCCCAGGCGGTACCGTGCGCCTTACTTCATCCCGCAGCGCTTCACTGAAGCCGGGAGACGGAGCGCAACCCATGACATCCTCATACCTCTCGCCACCAGCCAGGCGGATAAGGCGGTCCCGGGCAGTATAGTCTTGTATCGGCACCACAGCCTTATCAATAGTATCCCTGTCAAGCTGCGCGGCAGTCTGCTTGATGACGCTGGCTAACTTGTTCGGGTCCTGGGTGTTGTCGATAACCTGCCCGATCCGGCGCATGGAGCGGTCA